TTCTGGTTACCAAGTAGAGAGGGTGGTAGAGGTACAGATATTTCTACATTACCTGGTGGTCAAAACTTGGGAGAGATTGCAGACATTGAATACTTTAGAGCAAAACTTTATAGAAGTTTAAATGTTCCTGCTAGTAGATTAGAGGCGAACCAAGGATTTAACATGGGTCGTTCTACTGAAATTACTAGAGACGAACTTAAATTTACAAAGTTTGTTCAAAGATTAAGAAAGAAATTTACTGAACTGTTTAATGATATACTTCATACACAGTTAGTATTAAAAGCAGTAATAGCTGAAGAAGACTGGTTTACTGTTAAAGACCATTTACAATATGATTTCTTACAAGACGGCCATTTTGCAGAATTAAAAAATGCGGAAATGTTAATGGAAAGATTGAGACTGGCTGACCAAATGAGAGATTACATTGGTAAATATTATTCAATTGAGTATGTTCGTAAGCATGTGCTTAAACAAAACGAAAGAGAAATTGAAGATATTGATAAACAAATTAAACAAGAAGTTGATGATGGTATCATAGCTGAACCGTCAACAGATAATGGAGAACTATAATGACAGAAAAAGTAAAATCATTTATTGATAATCTAGGCAAAGGTGCAAATGCAGAAGCTGGTGAGGCTTTTAAAGACGCATTAAGAGACAAGGTTGCCTCTGCTTTAGACCAACAAAGAATTGATGTAGCGAAGAATATCTTTACATCTACACCTGGACAAGACCAAGCAACGGCGTTTAGTGACCCTAAACCAGCAGTGATTGACCCAGGCGAAAGAACAGACGCAGTGCATGACACACAAGGTAATGAGATTGAATTTACTCCAGACGGTAACAATCCAGACCCGACAGCAGAGGTTCCTGAGGCGCCAGCCACAGAAGTTGAAGCACCTGTAGAAGCACCAGCGGCCGAGGTTCCAGCTGATGCGAATATCTAATCTATTTGAAGAAAAAAAAATAGTAGATAGTAAGACTTTCAGTAGTTTACCACCTTTACATAAAGAGGCGGTGACTGACTTCTTTAAGATACTTGATAAAGAAGATAATGAAAATATAGTTATGAACGTGGAAGAATCAGTTGATAAAGTTTCAGACTTCCATGATATTAACACCTCTGTTATCTATGATTACATAGAGGCAGAGACAGACGAACAACTAGGGAGTTAAAGATGGCGTGGGTAGATGTACCAGGTTCAAGTGCAGTTTGGCAGTATGAAAATTCTGCTACAGCGTCTAATACGTATCCTGATTCAGCTGACGGTGCAAACTCAACTGTATCTGGTGGTATAAGAACACACACAAGACCAGGAACTAATGCAGTTACTAAAGTGTACCTTAGATGTAGAAAAAAAGGTACTACAGTTGAAAGAGGTGAGTTGTCAAAGACTTACTATGACGCACAATAATGACTGTACAAGTTGAACAAAAGTTAGATGATGGTTTTAAGACCATTGTTGGTGTAAAAGGATTTAAAAATGAGGTGTCTCAAAAAGTAGTAGATACACCTAAATTATTAAATGCAACAAGTGAGAGTGTTATTTCAGTTGCAAATTTATATTATGATGTTATTGGTAATGGTCAAGTTAAGATTTTTATTGATGACGAAGAACTAATAAGTTTTACTGGTGTAGGAAATTATGGTCTTAAACCAGAAGAATTAGATTTAAAAAAGAGCACCGAGGGTGGCAACAATGATGTATTCGTAACAAGTGATGTTAACGTAGATACATTTTCAGTCGCTTTAGAGTGTCATAAGGAAACAGGTTTTACAAATGGCTGATATAGTAACAACACAAACAATCGCTGATACATCTGGTGTTAAGTACGTAGTTAAGATGACTAACGTATCAGATGGTACAGGAGAAAATTTAGTTAAAAAGGTTGACGCTTCAGAGTTAACTTTTATGACAGAAGATGGCGCTAGAACTATTGCAAGAATTTATTGGTCAATAAACACTACAGACACAAAGAGTGCCGTAGAGTTATATTGGTCAGGTACATCTAATGGTTTGGCGACAAGTTTAAGTGGGCAAGGTTCTTGGGATTTAAGGGTAAACGGTAATGGAATACCAAATAACGCAACTACACCAACGGGAGACGTGCTTTTATCTACTAAAAACTTCTCAAAAGACGATAACTACACAATAATTGTAGAGTTTAGATAAGTTTTTGTATAAATAGTACAGAGAGAGAACATATGAAACTAATTTCAGAAGAAGTACAAAACGCAGAATACATTACCGAAGAGGTTAATGGCGAAAAGAACTACAAAATTCGTGGTGTCTTTTTACAATCCGATATCAAAAATAGGAATGGACGAGTATATGAAAATGATATCTTACAGAAAGAAGTAAAAAGGTACAACTCAGAGTTTATCAATAAGAAAAGAGCCTTTGGCGAGTTAGGACATCCTGACGGACCAACTGTAAATTTAGAACGAGTATCACACATGATTACGAAACTCTATCCAGACGGTAAAAATTTTATTGGTGAAGCAAAAATCATGGGTACACCATACGGTAAGATTGTAAAAGGTCTTATAGATGAAGGCGCTCAATTAGGCGTATCATCAAGAGGTATGGGATCCTTGGTTCAAAAAGGTGGTGTGAACTATGTAGGAAATGATTTCTACTTAGCTACAGCTGCCGACATTGTTGCAGACCCAAGCGCTCCAGACGCTTTCGTAGAAGGCATTATGGAACAAAGAGAGTGGGTATGGGATAATGGTGTGTTAGTTGAGAGGGAAATTAATGAGTGGAAGAGTGAAATACAGAGAGCAAAATCTATTGCATTAGCAGAAGCTAAGGCGAAAGTCTTTGAGTCCTTTCTTAAAAAACTCTAAACTTATAAATAACCTTAACAACAATAAGAAAATAAACGTTTATTTTTACAAAGAGGAGATTTCTTAATGGCCGATACAGAAAAAAATTTAGAGGCGTTAGAAGCAGTAGCAATAGAAGAAAATTCTATGGCTGACGCTCCGAAAAAGAATGCTGTTGCGGCTGAACCGAATCACTTGTCAAACGAGGCAGAAGATTTAGGCGCAGCTGTGGTTAAACCCACGGACAGCAATCCGGACGCAACTAAGAAAGTAAAGGAAGTTTCTGGTCAAGCACCTCAAAAATCTGAGGGTGCTCCTGATCCTATGCCGAAGTTAGATGACAAACATCCATCTAAAGCTATGGAATCAACAGAAACAGAAAACTCAGAAGATAAAGAAATTTCAGAAGGCGAAATGCCAGCAGGACTAAAGAAATATCTGGACAAGAAAGATGATAAAAAATCTGACGACAAAGAAGAATCTTACAAGTCTAAAAAGGAAGATAAAGATGTTGACGTAAAAGAACACGTTGACGCTTTAATCGCCGGTGAAACTGACTTATCAGAAGAGTTTAAAGATAAGGCTGCTACGATTTTTGAAACAGCAATTAAATCTAAAGTTAAAGAGATTGCAGAAGAGATTGAAGCAGACTATAATAATAAATTTGAACAAGAAATGTCAACAGCAAAAGACGAATTGGTTGAAAAAGTAGACTCATACCTATCATACGTTGTAGAACAATGGATGAAAGAAAATGAGATTGCTTTAGAAAGAGGAATCAAGGGTGAAATCGCTGAAGACTTTATTGGTGGACTTAAAAAGTTATTTGAAGACCACTACATTGATGTTCCTGATGAAAAGTATGATGTTTTAGAAGCGCAAGCTGCTAAAGTAGATGACTTACAAAAGAAACTAGATGAGCAAATTTCTAAGAACGTTGAGTTAAATCAAGGTGCTAAAGACCTACAAAGAAAAGAAATTGTAGCTGAAGCGTCTGCTGATTTAGCAGATACTTCAAAAGAGAAGTTTACTAAACTTGTTGAAGAGATTGAGTATTCGTCTAACGAAGACTTTAAGAAAAAAGTTGAGACAGTTAAACAGTCTTACTTTGGAAAAAGTACAGTTAGCGAAGATTTAGATGATGTGGCGGCTGGAGAGTCAACACTTAACAGTGATGACTTATCTTCTAGCATGGCTGCTTACACCGCCGCTATAAGCAAAACAAAAGATATGAAAATATCTATTAAGTAACATATAGGGAGAAAACAAACATGTACTTATCCGAAACACATGAAAAGAAATGGCAGCCAGTCCTAGAGCATCCTGATTTACCAAAAATCGGTGATTCTTACAGACGTGCCGTAACATCTGTTATCTTGGAAAACCAAGAAAGAGCTTCTAAAGAAGACAACGCTTTCTTAAATGAAGCAGCTCCTACTAACTCAACAGGTTCATCTGTTGCAAATTGGGATCCAATCCTAATTTCATTAGTTAGAAGAGCAATGCCTAACCTTATCGCATACGATATCGCTGGCGTACAACCAATGACTGGTCCAACTGGTCTTATTTTTGCAATGAGAAGTAGATACACTTCACAAACTGGTGGCGAAGCTATGTTTGACGAAGCTGATACAGATTTCTCAGGTAGAAATGCTGCTGGTTCTGCTGTAGATGGTTATTCTACAACAGCACAAGGCGGAACAAATCCATCTGTACTAAACGACTCACCATCTGCTGGTGCCTACACAAAAGGTACTGCTATGACTACAGCTGCGGCTGAAGCATTAGGTGATGACTCTGGTAACGCATTTGCTGAAATGGCATTCTCAATTGAGAAGTCAACTGTAACTGCTAAATCAAGAGCTCTTAAAGCCGAGTACACAATGGAACTTGCTCAAGACCTTAAAGCAATCCATGGTTTAGACGCTGAGACAGAACTCTTCTCTCC